TGAAGGGCTGCGGCTTGCTGTATACAAAGACAGTTTAGGCATTGATACCATCGGTATCGGGCGTAACCTAGAGGGTCGCGGCATCAGTAAAGAAGAGCTGGATTGGATGGATATCCCTAGTATGGATGCTATCTATGAGTACGGCATTACAGAAGCGGATGCTATGTATTTGGCCAAGAACGATGTTGCGATTGTTGAAGATGAGCTGTGCAGAGCGCATGAATGCGTTGCTGACCTAGACGCAGTTCGTCAGCTTGTCGTAATGGACATGGCGTTTAATATGGGGGTTCCACGTCTCTGTAAGTTTAAAAAAATGTGGGCGGCAATTCATGAAGGTGACTTTGCCACTGCATCCGTAGAGATGCTTGATAGCAGGTGGGCGAAACAAGTAAAGGGACGCGCCATCAAGCTTTCAGAAGCTATGAAATCAGGGGAACTATAATGTCAGATAAAAAATCAAAGCGTAGTCCGAGAGTTCAAGAACATCTTGATTCTCGCATGGGAACAAAATTTAAGGTGGATGATGATACATCACGCCCCAAAAACCTTAGTAGCCTTGTTGATGAACTATATCATAAACACTCTTTAACGCAAAGGGGTGGCAGATTTGCTGACATGGTAGACCCAAAACCTTCCATGAAAGAAAAAATTACAATTCTTTTAAAAGGTCCGATGGGGAAATTAAAAGAAGATGTATCTCCTGAATTGCTTGCACGTCTTCGTCGGGAAGCCAGCGACACAAAAGTCAGTGATGCCCTTAAAAAGAATAAGGGCGGAACTAATGTTAAAATTAAAGAGATACCTTCGGGTCTTATGCAACAGTACCGTGAAAACTTTTATGATAAAGGTCGAGATGACACCATGTCTCTGACTCAATATGTACAAAGCGGTCGTGCAGCACGAGATTTGAAAGCTGGCGGAAAGAAAAAAGGCGGGATGAAATCCGGTAAAAAACATATCATGGATATGCCCACCAATGTTCCCCGACTACGGGCAGGAGCCGTACTAGGCGATTTGAACAAAGATGGCAAGATGTCTGGCTATGAAAAAGTTCGTCAAGCCGCTATCCAAAAGAATATGGATGCCCGAAAGAAGAAGTGACGTGCATCCAGTTGAAGCATCTATTCGTAGGTGGTCCAATGACTTTCTTGAAGTGCCTAATGTAAAGTTAAATGGTTTGCCTCCTTGTCCCTACGCACAAAAAGCGTGGGCAGATAACAAAGTAGTATTTAGCATTAATACTGGCCTAGAGGGGCTAGCGAATTCAGTAAAAGAATTTGACCAGCATGATTACGATATCGTTGTATGGGCAAATGAAGAACTACCTGATATTGAATACATTGATGGTTGGTGCGATGGAATGAATGAGGCCCTTTCCATTGCTGGAATGGATATGCACCTTATGGTGTTCCATCCCGATTATGACGCCGTAGATGCGGGGTTAGATTTCCTCATTGAAGATGAACAAGATGATTTAGAATACTGTATGGTATTCGTTCAGCGGCTATCTCTTCTTGATGATGCTGCAGTTAGTTTGGAAAAATCAGGGTACTACCAACACTTTCCAGATGATGTATTTGAGAGCCTAGTGCTTGAAAGAAGGAATCTTAGACATGGTAATGAAAAAAGCAACTAAAGCCCGTGGCGGCAAGACTAAAGTAGCAGCAAAACGTATGCGTGGCGGTATGGCCACTAAAAAAATGCGCGGCGGCGGCGCTATGAAGATGGCATCTAAGCGTATGCGCGGCGGCATGTCAAAGAAAAAATAATGGCGGCTAAAAAGAAAAAAAGTAAAAAGCCGGTGCCCACCAAACCAGCTCTTTGGTCAAAGGCCAAATCTGAGGCTAAGCGCAAATTTAAAGTGTACCCATCAGCTTACGCAAATGCCTACGCATCAAAGCGCTATAAAGCAATGGGCGGCAGCTGGCGATAATGAAACATGTTTTTCTCCTGTTTGTATTTTTGGGTACGGGGGAAAATCAAAAGATGGTTAGCAACGATATGTATTTTGCCAACCTGAATGATTGTGTTTGGTTTGCACAAACACTACACAAACAAGGGGAGAAGATAACCTCCTATTGCTTACCCAAGCTTATAGATAAAGATGTAAAGGTGTACTGATGGACCCCATTAGCGCAATGGCGACAGCATCGGCGGCTTTCGGTGCAATCAAAAAAGGTTTTGCTGTAGGCCGTGACATCGAACAGATGGCTGGGGATTTGTCGCGTTGGATGGGCGCCATGTCTGACCTAGAACAGGCAGAAAAAGAGGCAAAGAACCCACCCATATTTAAAAAGCTATTTGCTGGGCAAACTGTAGAACAAGAAGCAATAGCTGCATTTGCTAACAAAGAGAAGGCAAAACAACAGCGTTACGAATTACAGCAGTGGATTTCCCTAACTATGGGCAAGTCTAAGTGGGACTCCCTCGTAGCAATGGAAGGCCAGATTCGTAAGCAGCGTAAAGAAACACTTTACAAACAGCGCGAACGTAGACAGAAGTTTGTAGAGATTGTAGCGTGGATAGTCATGGTTGGTATCGGCATTACAGCTCTTTACTTTTTCATTACTTTTCTTAAAACGCAGGTAGCACACGCAGCAGACCCAGACTATGTAACTTGCCGATTGAAGGGCTGCACGAATGTAGAGGACCAGCGTGTGTGCGTTTATCATGGAGTAAACAATACTGTAGATACTTTGTTTTTTCGTATGGACGAGTGGTTCCCCCGTGAATTTCAGTGTAAGTATGACCCTAACGATACCAAACCACCAAGCATACAAGAAACATTTAAACAGATAAGAAAGTCGCAGAAAAAATAATGGCTTATCAGGGAGGATTGCGTAAATGGTTCAAAGAGGATTGGCGAGACGTATCCACAGGAAAAAAGTGTGGGCGTAAATCATCTTCGAAGTCAAAGAGAAAGTATCCAGCGTGTCGCCCGAAGGCGGTCGCAGATAGGATGTCTAAAGGACAAAAAGCTACAGCCACCCGTAAGAAACGGAAAGCCGGAAATACAGGAGGAAAGCCTACCTCTATTCGATGGTCCGTTTCACCCTCTGGACGTAAACAAAAGGCCAAACGGAAAAAGTCAAAAGCATGACGCGTAAACGTAACTACAAAAAAGAATACGCTAGCTACCATAGCAAGCCGAAACAAATTAAACGTCGTGCTTCCCGTAACGCCGCTCGTGCCATTATGGCTAAAAGGGGCAAAGTAACTAAGGGGGACGGCAAAGACGTACACCATACTACTGGTAATCCTATGAACAATAAGAAGCTATCTGTTAAGTCTCGTAGTAGGAACCGGTCTTTTGCCCGTACCAAAACAGGAAGAAAGAGAAATCCTCGTGCCTAAACAACTTACAGAATTGCAATCTAATTTTCTAGACGCTTTATTTGGTGAGGCCAAAGGCAACTACACCAAAGCATTGAAGGTGGCTGGGTACTCGACAAACACAAACCCCTATGCTATAATGCAAGCTCTTCGCACAGAAATTATTGAACGTGCGGAAATGGAAATGGCTGCTAACGCTCCCAAGGCTGTGTTGTCTATGGTGGGCGTTATTGATGACCCTACAGCTGTTGGTAATAGAGAACGCCTCGCTGCATCACAGCAAATTCTTGATAGGGTGGGGCTTTCCAAAGTGGAAAAGCTTAACGTTTCTTCGGATAAGCCAATAGGCGTATTTATCTTACCTGCAAAGAATGATGACGATAGCACAGAAACTGAATCCGACTGACAGATACGATAGGGCCAAAGGGCCAACAGTGCCGTGGGGATACAAAAGGGCAGACCATGACCCTCAGCTTTTCGACCCCATAGAAGAGCAGTTAGAAGCCCTACAGCAGGGCATAGAGTACTTAAAGGCATCATCCTACCCTGAAGTTGCCAGATGGCTCACGGAGTACACAGGGCGCCCTATAACGCCTATGGGATTGTGGAAACGTATAAAGACTGACAAATCTGACAGACGGAAATATGTTGAACAAAAACGCCGTGCCGCCAAGGCCCAAGACCAAGGCAACATCAGCACCCAAAACTAAGGAAGAAAAAGAAAAGGCGAAGCTAGCCCGACAAAAACGTTCTGCGCGTATACAAATGAATATGGCACAGAAGAAGTTGAAGAGGCTAGAAGCGCAAGAAAATCCAGAAGCGGAGATGGAGTTTGTTGGCTCCAGTTACACCCCACAAGAACAAGAACCTGAGAAAATTCTGTTTGAGCCTAATCCCGGTCCGCAAACAGAATTTCTGGCCTCATCAGAACGGGAAGTGTTATACGGTGGCGCAGCAGGGGGTGGTAAGTCTTACGCTCTCATTATTGACCCGCTTCGCTACTGTAGCAACAAGAATTTTAATGCGCTAATTCTACGTCGTACAAATGATGAATTGCGCGAACTGATACACAAAAGCCAAGAGTTATACCCTAACGCCTATCCGGGCGCTAAATGGATGGAGAAGAAAAGCCAGTGGACTTTCCCCTCCGGTGCCAGAATATGGATGACATACCTTGAGCAGGACAAAGACGTTCTCCGTTATCAGGGTCAGGCATTTACATATATAGGCATAGATGAATTAACACAGTATGCGACACCTTATGCTTGGGATTATCTACGTTCGCGCCTTAGAACAGCAGACCCGTCATTACCAGTCTTTATG